GATATTTTTTTGCTGTGCAGGCTTGGGCATTCCAAAATTAGGATTACCCATTTGTGAGGCATAATTCTGCACGCCTTGCTGAAGAATGTTTGAATAATTCTGCATGGCTTGGTTGTTTGCAGGTTTTGGAATTAGTGGGATCGGCTGCTTTGATTGAGCCGGAACAGGTTGAGCAGGGATTGGTTGAATTGTGGTTTGCCCTTGTGTGGCCGCAACCTGCTGGGCCATCAAATCATTATACATCGCCTTCCGCATGGCCTCATCTTGTGAGTTAAACATCTCTCCAGATGGGATGGAATAAATAGGTGCTTGTGGTGGAAGTTGTGGAATGCGAGGTCCTGGGAATCCTGTGTCTGGACCATAAGGAGAATTTGGAGGCGGGGTTGGAATCCCCTTAGGAATTGTCTTAGGAATTGGCTTTGGAGTTGGCTTTGGAGTTGGAACAGGGCTTCGCCTTGGACCTTCAGTAGGAGTTGGAACAGGGCTTCGCCTTGGACCTTGAGGACCATTTTCCACATCTATTGGAAGCGATGGGTCAGTTGGAATTTTTCTTGATGTAGGAAGTTTATAATCGCCTCTTGAAAACTGATCCATTGTGACAGTATAAGTAGAAATATCAGGATTTTGTGCAAGAAGCTGATTGTACGCATCTTTTGAAATTACGCTTCCTCCAGATATTCCACCAGTATCATGATAATAAGATCCATCCTGTCGTATAATATATAAACCAGTTCCAGGCGCGTCTGGCATTGGTGCGGGACGAGGTGCTGGATTTGGAGATGGCTTGGGAGTCGGCGTTGGAATTGGTTTTGGAATTGGTTTTGGAATTGGCTTAGGGGTTGGCTTAGGAGTTGGCTTTGGAGTTGGCTTTGGAGTAGTTGGACGTGACGACATATTAAATTACCTGTGGTTGAATTTGTTGCTGTAGTTGTACCTGTTGAGGTGCCATCTGTTGCTGTTGTTTAGCCTGTTGAGCCGCAGCATCACGAAGCTGTTTCTGTATAGCACGAGAAGTGTTGGGGTCAATTTTCTCCAACGCAGCCAAGTGTTGCTGTAAGTGCGCCATAAGTACCTGCATGGCCGCCTGGTCTACAGGCTGCTGGCGTGCTTGCGCCGCTTGGTTAAAGGCAAACAACACCGAAATGTGCGACTTGTGGTCATCGGATGGTTTGATGGCAACAGGGAATCCGGTGGCAAGCATGGTGGCAATTTCGGTTGCCTGATCCTCTGCCTGATCGCCGGAGGCGGCTTGAGGATCTTGAAACAACCGGCGAACCAGGGAAGGATCGTCCTGCTCCAACACCGACTTGACCAGTTCGCCTTGGTTGACGAATGGATTGTTCTGGAACATCTGCATGCGAGCAACCGATTTCTGCAACGCAAACTGGCGATTGATAAAGTCCAATCCGCCCTTTGGTTCGATGGAATACTCGGCATGGATACCTTCCGGCACCATCTGTCCAGTTTCCTCGGCATAGCGATACATCAAGTCTTGCTTGTTGTACTGCGTGTAAAGCGACCAGCACTGCTTAAACAAATGCGCTAGGCTCATGCGGAAGATTCGATTCCTCAAATCGCCGGAAGCTGCGGCCTGACCTTGGATGGCCTGAACCTCGGTGGCAGTCTTTCGATCCGCACCGGTGTACTGTCCGGTTGCGCTCATATCGAACTGACCCATCCGCTGCTCGGCAAGCATGCGCTCCTCCAGCATTAAACGCTGGAAGTCGAATGGAGGTTGGCTGAACTGAACCGGCTTTAGACCTTGCGGCAGAATCTGCCCAGGTTGCATCTTCAGATTCGCCGTGTTTAGCGAGATCGGATTCTGCGCTTCAAAAACGGGTCGGTTGGCAAGCTCCACATAGTCCGAGAGGCTGTTCTTTAGTTTATTCAGCAGGTTCTCGCCTGGGAGTAGGATTTCCGCCACTCCTCTAGGGCTATACCAACCGCCCCCTGTGACCTCATAGGGGAAATCAACAAAAGGTGGTTCACCGTGGTTATACGGCAAAACGAAAGGTTTACGGATGTCGGTCTGGATCTGAAGAGGGCTGTAGGTTTCTACCTTCCAACCATCCTTGGTCGGCGTGTGCATCTCCCAAAGAATGATGCGATCATTCTCACCTTCCTGAGTAATTCCTTCCCGTCTATAAATCTCATCCTGAATTTCACTTCGTAAGCCCACCGATTTGGAGGGTTTACCAGAAATGATCTTGATAAGTTCTTCGTCCTGTTTGTAAGCGGGATTTGCCTTATAGGAGTCGACTGAAGTTGAGATGATGTGAACAATGAAATCGGCATCTTTAAACTCCTTGGTATACGAAGGAACGATGATATGGAAAGGGTCAATCGCGTCAAACCGAATCTGCTTCTGGTCCTCATCCCAAATCACCTTGGCCACGCCACGGCCATAGAGCAGAATGTTGTCGATGACAGAAACAATCTCCTTCTGGAAATTGGTCTTTTCGCGCATGTTGTAATCAAACCAGCGTTCAGCCGATACCGTGATCGGAGTCAACTGCTGGCGCATAGGCACGAAGCTGGAAAGGATGTCATTACCGATTGCGCTGTTTACGAAGCTGGGTTTCAGCTTCTCAATGGCAGTATCAATCAACTGAACGTGCAGATCGGCGGCAGTAGGCCAAGGCTTAACCTTGCGGCGAACACCAAAGTAACGGGCTTGATAAAACAACCGCTGGCGGTTCTCCCAGCTTTCGCGCTGGTTTAACGCTTCCAATACCCTTTGATAATACGTTGCCCTTTGATTTTTATCAGCCATTATTTTTCGCGCTCCCGCTTTAGTTCGTATGACAGATCGTTGACGTAATGCAATGCTTTCTTTGCCCAAGCTTTAACAGCGGGACTTGCACTGCGAATTTCTTGATAATTTTCATCCAGCATTAAATCAGTTACGGCCCCGTTTGTCTTCGTCAACGGTGTCGTTGTAGCGCACCCACCAAGGCTTAGGACCAAGATCATCGTCAATGGCCTGATGATTGTTGCGCCATTCACCTTCAATTTTGTCAATTCGCTTTTCCCGCCAGCCAGGAATGAGGCGTAAGAACGATGCGATGATTTGAAGTATCGCACCGATCACTAGAACTTATTTGATGTTAAGCCCAACGCCCTTTAGGAAGTTGACGATCTTCTCAAGGAAAGAATCATCAGCGGGAGTAGGGGTAAGTTTGACAATGATACGAGCGGCCAAGACCACGCCACCAACAGCGGCGACAATCTCAGTCCAATTTGAAGTAATCCAATTCCATGCATTCATAATTATCCTCCTGGGTCAAATCCTGCCATAACCGGATCATGTGACTCGATCATGGACAGAAGCGACTTCCACGTTGGCTTCTCAACGGGAAAAGTCAAATCCCACCTCATGCTACCACCATCAAGACACAAGGCAAGGGCATCAGCCCTATCCGGCGATGCCAAGCCCCTAGAGCGCATTGAGTCTTTGGATTCCACGCCAAGCTTGCCCTTGCTATTGGTGATTGACCGGCGGCAAGTCAGTTGCGCTGTCAGGTCGTCATCGTCAGGCAAAATGATCTCCGCATCCTCAATCTTCTTGGCCATTCCATACCACATCTCGGATGAGCGGTTGGTGTAGGCATCGTTGTCGTAGGCAGACGCACCAAAGTTAACCCTATTGACCTGCCAGCCAGACTCAGCTAAGGCATCGCACATAACCATACCCAACCCGCTTGCGTCAGCGTAGATGTTTCCAGCTTCCAACCCAGCCTTCTTAAACTCAACAATAAATCTACCCACAGCAGCCATCGTATCCCTTTCGCGCCATGCGATCATGGGTAGCACCTTATTGCCATCCCTAATACAGAGTACGTTGGCATCGCCACCGGCGGCAAAATCCACCCCAGCAACCCTTACACCAGGCTTGTACTGCGGTGGTGTGTTATAGCAGTTCTGGATCTGGTTAAGGTTAATAATCAGACTCTCACTACCTATGTCCACAAATTCGCCATAGATCATGGACCTTGTCAGCGGGTGCTTCTCACCATACCTCTGCACCACTTCGTCTATCTGCGCTTGTGTAATGTGGGGGCAGTCAAACGCCGTGACAGCGTGTTTCTGCCACATATTCGCCTCTTTGGTAAAGGCTCTGTAGAACGCACCACTGCTACCACCAGGTGATGAGGCGATTAGCAGTCGCGTTGGTTGACATCGACTGATGGCCTCGAAGAGTGGGTCGGCTACGGTCTTGGCTTCGTCCACTACCATGAGCAAGGGCGCAGTTTCGTGGTTCTCCGCATGCCAACCTTCAGCCCTACCTGGATCAGTCGCAGAATAGCCTATAATGCGCGATGTGTTTCCGTTAGGGTGCAGATAGCGGATCTCGCCAGAAGTGACCTCCCACGGGCCTCCAAGCTTCGCTATGTGCGATCTTAGGCTAGGCCACAACTGGCTCTCTACTTGACGGAAAACTCCGGCGGTTGTTACGGCTATGGAGCGCTGGAAAACGAGTGCGTGCCATAGCAGAATGGCTGAAATTACGGTGCTGGTCTTGCCGGAGCCGTTGGCTGCGCGCAGAGCGACTCGACAATCTCTTTGCTCTAGGTCTGCAAGAACCTTCTTTTGCCAATCATACAAATTGAGTCCCAATACTTTGTCTGCGAAAGGAGAGGGGCGGAGTAGGTCTTCGATAACCTCATCTGGGGTCTTCTGCGCGGACTTTGGGATTCGCTTTGCCATGGACCTCTTTTTATTTTGTGCCAGAATTACTTAGGGGGGTATATGCGTTTCAAATGGCGGCTGGGGGCGTGGCGGTGGACGTGGTGGTGTCCATGGCCTTTTGCCTTGGCTTGCGCCTCTTCATTCGAACGTGCCTAGCTTTCACAACTGTCTTTTCGTTTTCTAATGGTATTGGTGTTACAATGGTTTGCGTGCTATCTGTCGCACAATAGCTATTGTATTTACTTTTAACATCTTCAATGGGTTTAATCACTTGGGCATCAATCACTTGTGCTTTCTTTTCTGCTCTTCTAGATGCAAGGCCAGCGAGGAGTTGAGCGAAGCCTGCTCCCGCATTATGCTCCACACTGCCAGAGACTTGCAATCGCGCGCTAGGGATGAAATGTCCGTGAACCCTTTCAGCCAGCCACGCCTTTGCCTGCCATGATTTTTGGCCAGCCAATTCTATGTCTCGAAGAAGGCTTAGTTCGTGCTTTTTTCGAGCAGTTTCCATTTTAGTAGCGAAACTTGGGAAACGATGCGTCCAGGTCTTTAGAGTGCCTATCGGAACGCCTATCAATCCGGCGCACTTTTCTATTGTAAATCCAGCGGAGCAAGCTGCGACACACTCTGATT